TGGACTATATCCTCTCAGAAGACAAGCTTCACATGGACATCACCGGCATGATGTCCGGTCGTACGGTTAATACGCCGACGATTTTTACGCTTCATCATGTAAATTTTGACAAAGACCTTGTAAACGGCATGCTCCCTCAGCCGCAGTATGGCGATGTTGCTATTGCTGGTCCATTGACAGGTGATTTTTCAAATCTATCCGCTGTTTGGGTTAAAAGTGGAAACGCTATCGATGTGTCTTTTCAATCAAGTGCTCATCACCAGGGTACTGAATTTTATCCGTTAGGATATGATGCTACTTCCACTACTACTGGAAGCCCTGTTGACCAATCAACGCCTAGACTAAACGGTTATAGCGGTTCTCCTATTCGTACTGTTTTTAAAAGCTTTAGTCCCAGTAGCAAAGATTTAACCCTCCCTCTTAAAGGTTCAAACATGTCCGCCGGTCTTTCGATTCTTATTCTTCGCCAGACCGAAGCCCTCCAAAAATGGAAGGAAATCACCCTTTCCGGAGATTCTGATTATAAGGAGCAGATAAGCAAGCATTGGAATGTACCCTCGTCACAATACAATTCTTATCGTTGTCAATACCTTGGAGGTTTTGCTCGTAACCTTGATGTATCTGAAGTAATTAACACCAATCTTCAGGGAGAAACAGGTGTTGCTGATATTGCCGGTCGTGGCCTTTCCGCTTCTAATGGCAAGATTAATTTCAAGAACAACGACCTTTATGGCCTGATAATGTGTATTTATCATGCTAAGCCGATTGTTGAGTGGGATTCCTCAAATATACTTCATCCCTGTTTGACCAAGGTCAAGGCTACTGACTATGCTATACCTGAATTCGATAGCATAGGCATGCAGCCATTGCTTCGTCTCAACATCATGTATAATGGTAATTCTCCCACGGTTCCTGCTGGATATGTGCCTCGTTATGCAGAATACAAGACGGATTTGGATTTGTACAAAGGTTCTTTTACGACAACCAATGTCAATTGGGTTTTACCACACACACTCTCTGCGGTTTCTCAAACTCAAACACCTCTTACTTATCGCGCATACAAGGTTCCGCCTAGTATTTGCGACAACATGTTTGTGGCAAGGGCGGATAACACTGTCGAGTCTGATCAATTATTAAATACAGTTTATTTTGATGTAAAAGCCGTCCGAAATCTTTCTCGTGATGGTATGCCGTATTAACATGAAAAGGGAATATATTTGGCTTTTTATAGCCGTTTTGTGTTTGGTAATAGGTGCATGCACTATTACCATTCAAATTCAGAAGGATACTACAAACAGTAGTTTTGAAAATTCTTCTACGAGTTCAAATAGCGCAGATTCTGCAAGTATTGACTTAAAAATTAAATAACATGTTTCAAGAAATAAGACCCTTCGGTACGGAACTTCAGGATATCACTGGTCCTGATACAATTTCCATTATCACACAGCCCACGGAACTCGATGATTTTTATCATGAAACCGTCGAGGTTTCCGAGAATGAATCTGTAACATTCATAACTACAGATATATCTCTATTGTTTAATCAGCAGCGTTTAATGCAGGCGTCTCCTTTAGCTTTAGACCGGTTAGTGAACAACCTTAAGTCTGCTCGACCTGATTCTCTTAAAGGATTCACAGACGATCAGCTTGCCTCTGCTGTCAAATCTCGTTATATTCAGTCTGCCGCAGACATGCAGGAGTATATGCGCTCTGTCATGATGAATACAGACGAGGAAATTCAGGCTATTCAGGCAAAAGCCGCAGAAATACAAGCTCAGCAGGAAGCTTCGTCTCAGGGTTCCTCTGAGCCTGTAGGATGAGTTTTTGGACTGCCTTAGGCGCTGGCATCTCTGGTTTATTTGGTATACAGTCTTCCGTAATGAATGCGGAAGCCCAGCAACAAGCTAATAGGTACAACCTTCAAGCACAGCGTGAGACGAATCAGGCGAACATGGCAATAAACCAGTCTCAGCTTGATTACGCACAGAAGATGTACCAAGACCAAGTTGCACAGCAATGGAAGATGTTCAACACTACGAATGCATATAATTCGCCCGCAGCTCAGAAGCAGCGATACCTCGACGCTGGTCTCAACCCGTATATAATGATGGGTCCTCAGCCTGCTGCTTCGGCATCTTCTATGCCGTCCGCAGGAATTCCTGCACAGCTGCCAATGCAAGCCGCTCGGATGGAAGCCTTTAATCAATGGAATCTCGGAAAAGGACTTAGCGACGCAGGAATGTTCGCAAGCATAGACGCAACGATGGCGGACGTTGCTAAAACGAAAGAGGAGACTGAAGGTGTAGCTCTTCAGAATGAATACTTTAGACGAAACGCAGAGGCGGATCTTGCTATTAAGGTTTTAACAGCCGGTGGCCTTGATGAGGACAAGAAGTATAAAATTTTGAAGAACAATCTCTTTGAGGATACTTATGAGGCTCAAAAGCTTAAGGCTAAACTTGAGCCCCATGCGATGCAATACACGATGAACCATCTTCAATCTCAGATAGATTTAAATCAAACGAAGAACCAAATTCAACTATTAAATTTGGATACAGGCCGTCAAATGCAGCCGTTGCAGCTTGAAAGGATGGCTCGAGAGATTGACGAAATTTGCTCTCGTCGTGATTTAAATTTTGCTCTCAAGAAGGAAGCGGTTGCTAAGGCTCTTGTTCAGCATCAGGTTTATAATAATATGCCGAAATACACAGAAGAAGAAGTCAGAAAGATCGCCTCCTCTATTGTTTCAGAGCACGTTACTATGCCTGAAGATTGGAATCAGACATTTCGAGGTATTAATGATGTACTGGACGCCGCAGGAAAAGCCGCAGATATTTTTTCCATTGGCCGATTTTTCCGCCCAAAGGGTAAGAAATCTTCGCCTGTTGAAGGAGTTCCTGCCCCTGTTTGGTACCAGTAATTTCGTTTCGTTGAGTAGGAGAGCATTTCGCCCTCCTACTTTTGTATGCTAACGCATCCTGCATAGCCCTCCAAATTTTTTTTCTTTTTTCTTTTGACAAGCGACAATTAGGCATGGAGTAAAATAAGACAATCAGTTGGCATAATTTAATAGAAGCGTAGCGTCTGTTAAATTATGGTAACGCCTATTGGCTTAGTTTACGGAATACCTACCTTTGCTTTTCAAAATAAATAAGAAAGAAAATTTTTCAGCAGCAAAGGTATTTTTGTATGCCATTTGCTGCCATCAGCACACCATAGAACTGCGCGCCGCCCGTATGGTCCTGTCCGACTTGTATGCAGTGTGACCGTAATGAAGCGTAGCGTAGTTGTGGTCATACTGCATACAAGTCATGAGTTTCCCTCGATAGCCACGCTAGAGTAGTTGCAATCTAGTATGAGCTTTGTAAGATATTTTTACCTAATTAGCTAGACATTAGCCTCTAAAAGAGGAAGCGTTTACGACACCGATGCGTTTCTATTCTTCTTAAATTCGGATTATGAAATCACCACTATTTCCGGAACGGCAAAATCTTCCCTCATCAATTTTGCTCTCTCCTCTTGGCCTACTTATGAAATAGTGACTAACTTATTTGCACGTTTCGAAATAAACTTCTATATTTGCACCATGAGTTGTCTACATCCTATAGAAATTGTAAATGCAGCAGGTAAATTACTTAAAGTTCCCTGCGGAAAGTGTTATGCTTGTATAAACAAAAGACGTTTTGATAATCAAGCAAAGGTTGATTTGCATATGCAGAAGTATAAGTACAACCTTTTTTTTACAGCAACTTACTCTGATAGGTATCTCCCTACGTATAAGGTAACTCGTGTGTCTGATTCACGTATGGTGGTAGTGCAAAAGACAGAGCGTCAACTTTTCAACGATGTATTCATGCGTAAACTTTGTTTTTTATACAAGACAGAGAAAGACAAAGAACTTTATGAACTTCCCTTTCAGCGCAAGTATCATCCTACTCGTAAAAATAGACGTGCACACGTAGGCACTCATTTTGATTTGATTCATCAGCACGATGCTTTTGGCGTGCTTTCAAAGAGAGACATTCAATTATTTTTAAAAACGATACGAAATGAAACAGTTAGAAAGAAGAAAAATGGAATTCTCCGAGGTGATTGTAAATTCACCTACTATATTTGTGGCGAGTATGGACCCGAACGCTTTCGTCCGCATTACCATGGTATCCTCAGCACCAACGATGCGAGTTTCGCAAAGTTCTTATCCAAAGCTCTTCCTAAAATTTGGACAATGGGTGATTTGCGTGTCGAGTATTCCAAAGGAAGCAACTCCGGAAACTATTGTGCAGGATACGTTAATAGCTTTGCACGTTTACCTAAAATACTCAGCTACAAGCCCTTTAGGCCTTTCGTCGTCCACTCTACGTACTACGGTTATTCACCGAATGAAGACCTTAAAGGAGATATCTCTGAAATTACCTATCAGTACCTTGCTGAACGAAATTATATCGTTGATGGTAAGTTATGTACAATTTCTCCCTCCCTTTCGTTTCAACATCGTTTATTCCCACGATGTTTTGAATATGACGAAAGCCCTGGGTACATCCTTTTCTTACGGTATACGCTCGTATCTCGACTGGGTAATGCAATCGAGCGTGAAACAGGACAGTATCCAAGTTCAATCTCTGAAATGATTTCATATCTGGAAGGAGGAAGATCGAAATATGACATATCTATTGCTTCTGGCGGTTACACTCTTAATTATCTTTTCAGCGGCAGCTCTAATGTGTCTTCTGCTGTCCGAGCTGGACTCTATCTTTCTTCTCGATTTTTTCGGTTGTGTGATCGCTACAATCGTACTCCTCGTGAGTATTTTGATATTATTCAACAATATTACAGAGACAAAGCTTCTTACGATTACCTTAAATTCTGTAGGAGTAGAGCCGCTCGTCCTGTAGATTATCCTTTAGAGGATTATGTCTTCGACTATTCAAACATTTCATCTGAAGAGGATCCGTCTGTATATTTGAAATCTGACATTTCAGAAAAGAAAACCTCGTTTAAGAGACTCTTTTTCCTTTCCATATTTTTAGGTAAGGATTTTTACGATTTGGTTAAACATAACAGTTCATATAAGAATAGTTACCTGTATAAGACATTATACATGAACCATTCTCGAACTTATGAAAATTCTATAAAACATAAAAAACAAAATGAGAAAAACTGCATTTTTGAAGAAAAAAACTATAGTTCTTGATTTCAGTGAATTCCCCGACAGAGAGGACATTGAGTACTTGGTTCGTGTGTCATGTCAAGGTAAACCTTATGATTGCATGGTGTTTCATAATTTTGATATGCTTGTTGAGTATGCTCGCTCTCACGAGAAATACGGCTTAACATATGATGTTGTAATGCGCGCTACAACAGAATACGATTGTCGTGTGTCCTTTGACGGCGAGATACCTTTTTAATAATTAAATTTTATTTCCTATGGCAAATATTATGGATTTTAAGTCGGTAAAAAATAACGTTCATCGTGCCGGCTTCGACTTGTCTTCCCGGATGTGCTTTACGGCTAAGGTCGGAGAGATGCTTCCTGTTAAGTATTGGGATTTGCTTCCTGGTGACTCTTTTAAAATCGATGGAAAGAGCTTTATGAGAACGCTTCCAGTACAGAAAGCAACTTTTGGACGCGTTCGTGAGTATTACGACTTTTATTTTGTCCCCTACAATCTTCTTTGGGATAAATTTGAGTCATGGATTGTCCAAACAAAGAATGCTTATCACGCAAAATCTAACTTAGCTGCTGCGGACAACTTTACAACTTCTCCTTACTTTACGGATACTGACATTGTTAGTGCCCTCACAACTATGGGATCCAAAGAAGCTCAGGCGTATTTGGACTATTGGCATGTAGGCTCGGACAAAGCCAAGTGGGCTGAAGGTGATATGTCAAAACTTCTCGGATACCTTGGATACCCCACTTCGTTGTCTCCATCAGGTGTAAGCGATGTTGCGCTCAATCCCTTTCCCCTTTTAGCGTACCATAAAATTTATCAAGATTATTTCCGTTTCAGTCAATGGGAAGATGCTGCGCCGTGGACTTACAATCTGGACTATATCCTCTCAGAAGACAAGCTTCACATGGACATCACCGGCATGATGTC